CAGGTAGTCCACCAGCACATCGGTCTTGATGGCCAACTGGCCATCGGTGCCCAGGCTCTGGCTGATCTGCATGTACTGCATGATGGAATTGACCTCTTCCATGTTCTGGGCCATGGCTAGCGGGGCCACCGGGGTGACCTTGACCTCCAAGCCGTTGACGCGCAGGGGCATGTCGATCAGGCCGCGCTCGTCCATGACTTCGAGGATCTTGGCGGTGACCGGGATCATGGTCTCGTTGATCAGTCGGCCAAAGGCAGAGCCAAGGTTCTGGGCCAGCTCTTTCATGCGCTCGACGATCTCGGTGGCCGACCTGGCGCTCATGTTGTCCGGCGGCAGCGACTCATCCAGCAGGATGCGCTTGATGCTTCCCGACAGGTCATTGATCACCAACTGGCTGATGTTAAAGTCGCCAGAGCGGGGCAGGGCTTGCAGGGCTGGGCCTTGCGTGCCGCCATTCCTGGCCACCGGGATGATGGCGCCCGGCACGATCTTGACCGTATTGGGGTTGAGCACCCCGTCATCTGCCGCTGTATATACACCGGCCACGGCCAGCGATGCGTTCTTGAGCAACAGCTCCTTGACCTTGTTCAGCGTCTTGATGTCCGGCAGGGCTGTCATCAGTGGGCCGCGGCCATAGATCTCACCGGCCACCTTCATGTACCGGCTGATCACCCAGGGGCTCATCTTGCGGCGGCGATAGACCAGCTCCTGCTTGGAGGCCTTGTCGATCACATGGTAGCAATAGTCGCCACGCTTGTAGTCATAGATCGTGGCCTCAAGCAGCTCGATGTCATCGGTCGGCTTTTGCTCAATACGCCGGGCCAAGTCATCTTGGATCTTGGCATCTGGCCACTGGCGCTGGATGCTCTCGCCCTTCATGCGCATGCGGCGATAGACATTGTCCACCTGGCCATTGGCGCCTTCCTCGTAGCTCACCAAGAACAGGGGCACGGGGATGAAGTTCAGCGGGGACACATCGTCGCCGGGTTGTACCATCATGCAAGCGGTGCCCACGGCCAGATCCAGCAAGAACTCGCCCATGGCGATGTCAAAGTTGGACTGGTTCAGCATGGTGAACATCTTGTCCTGATAGACCTCAAGCACAGCCTGGGCCTGCTGCCTGCGCTCCATGGGAATGTCAGAGCCAGCCTCCAGCTTGGCCCACTTGCGCTGGGGCGGGAACACCACAGACTGCAAGCGATTGGCAAAGCGCTGGGTAGAGTTGATGGCAGTCGAGTCGAACACGCGCTGCATCTTCTTGGAGCCGGTAGCGCCGCCTTCCCACACGCCATAGAGCTGGCGCTGGGGCAGGGCAAACTCGTATGCGTCCTGATAGAGCTGCTGGAACTCATCCTTCTTGGCTTGGGCTGTAGCCTGACGCTTGAGAATCTGGTCGGGTGTCAGGCGCATGCCGCCCGGAGCGCTCTTGTCGTATTCCATGATTAATCCTCGTCCTCTTCCAGCTTGGCCTCTTGCATCATTTGCTTGATGCCTTTCATTGGCTTTTCTGGCTTCTTGGCAGACATGTACTTTTCAATCTTCTTGCGCAGGGCAGGCGGCAGCTTGGACAGCTCGACCTTGTCTTCCATCTCGCCTTCGCCTTCGATTTCTATTTCGACTTTCATCATTTCCCCTTTTTCAATGCGTCAGCTTCAGACATGGCGATGGCCACGGCCTGCTTCTGATTGACCACCTTGTCGCCGCTGGAGCTCTTGAGCTTGCCAGCCTTGTACTCGCGCATGACCTTGGCAACCTTGGCCTGCATCTTGGTCTTCATGTCTTTCATGCTTACTCTCCTGCCAGCAATGGACGGGTCATCTTGCGGGAAACGGCACCGATCTTGGCCGCACGGCGCTCACCGACTTCGCGCTTGAAAGTGCTTTCGGCTTCTGCTCGCTTGGTGCCAAACTCACCTTCGTCAAACTTCTCGATCTCCGGCGCCACTGGCACGGCAGGCAAAGCCGGGGCTGTCTCAGTGAATTTGGGTATTGGCCTTGGGTCGTAAACAGTGATGTCGCCGTATTTCTTTTTGCCGTACCAGGTTTTGCCTGTGACCACGCGCTCTGTCCTTGCGGTTACCGGATTCTTTTCAAGGTCAGCCAGCACTGCGTTGTAGTCCTCAAGCTGCTTCTGATAGGTGGCCTTCTGTGCCTCGTAGGTTGGCAGCAATGTCTCTTTGTAAGCAGCCATCTGGGCCTCAAAAGGCTTCATCTTTTCAGCGACACCAGCTTGGTAGCCGGTGAAGGCAGTCTGGTACTCACCGGTCAACGCCTCAACATTGCTCTGGTATTGCTTGGCCAGCCGATCAATGTCAGATGTGCTGCGCCGGGCGATCTGGCGCTGCTTGAACTGGGGCAGCGTAGCCATTATTGCAACCTCATGCCGGGGCTGTTGAGGTCTGCCATAACGCCCAGCTCGGCATCCATGCGCTCGCCGGACAGCAGCGACCTACGGCCACCACGGGTGCGAGCTCTAAGAGCAGATGCCTCGGCGGCAGCAGCCTTGCGGCGCTCCTCATCAGCGGCCTCCTGCACTTCCTTCGCCTTGTTCTCCATTTCCAGCTTGTTGGTCTTGTATTGTAGTTGCGACTGCTCAAATTGCTGCCGGGCTGTCTGGGCCTGCTGCTCAAGTGACGCACCTTGCTTGGCGTACTCGGCAGTCTGCTTGCCCAGTTCAACACGCATGGCAGCCTGGTCGGAGGCCTGCTGCGACAGCATAGTGCGCTGGTCGTTTTCAGCTTGCTGCCGCGACTTGCGAGCTTGATTTGCTGTGTATGCGGTGCTTGCAATAATGGCACCGGAAATAAAGTAGCTCATGCGATTGCCTCCTTGTGTTCGTAAACTTCCATTCCCAGCTCTGCGTACTCAAGAGCGGTAAACATGTCTTCTAACTTGGCCAGATCTGTCTCATTGCCTGGGTTCGGGTGAATCGTCGTCCAGATCGCATCCTCATGGGTATGCACCACCCGCTTGGTGCCCGGCTCAGAGATGAATGAGGCGGGAGCGGTGTGCGTTTCCAAGCCAAACTCGGTGTAGCAGGTGATGCTTCCCTGACTGATCACATTGAAATGCCGGTGCCTGTGAATCTTTCCCACCACCACAGTACCCGCTGGCAGATGGATCTCACGCGCATAGATCCCAGGGGCCAGCCAGTGCTTAAGCGGTGGCGATTCATCGATGCGCTGACCATCCGGCAAGGCTTGGCAAGCACGCTGGATGGCCATGATCTTCTGCCGCGCTATCGGCGCAGGCAAATTCTCCCTTGGCAGGTCAATGATCGCAGTGCTCATATCAAACGATTCTATTGGGCTTTGGACAGCACGCAAGAGCTGTATATCTGCACGATATTCACTCAAGCAAACACATCAAAGTCAGTCCCGGCGCTGGCCTGGCCCATGGGTCTGCCGCCGAGCTGGTGGGTGCGGGTCATCCGGTTATACTCGCCGCCGCCCAGCATCAGGTAGCCAAAGCTGTCGCCAATGTGCGAGTGCTCGTTCTTGTTTGGCGCGTCCCGAAAGCGCTCTTGGCCAGCCCCGACCGCGATCCGCTTGAAGTGGTAGCCACCGGCCAGCGCTTTGCGCAGCAGTTTGCACTCTCTGTTGATGATCAGGCCGGGCTTGCCTTGGATCAAGCGCTGCATGGGCGCTGCCGAGGCCTCCCGGCGCACCTTGAAGTCATTGCTGGCCGTGGGCTGGGCCCGGAGCCCCAAGGTTTTGAGGTAATCAAAGGCAGTGACCTCATATATAGTGTCTCGGGCCATGCCAGCAGGGTCGCCCCAGACCATGACCTGGTGGTTGGGGTAGCGCTGGTTGAGCTCGGCCAGCAATTGGGTGCCAAAGCGCTCCAGACCCATGTCAAAGGTGACGATTTCCTGATGAATCAGCCACCGGCCATTGGGCAAGCGCTGGCCAATGGTGGCCGCTGGGGTCAATCCAAAGTCAAGCCCCACCTGAATAGGCACATTTGGGTCAACTTCGGTGTCGCCAGACATGGTCGAGTCCTCATACTCTGGCCAGACGGGCCTGCCCTCCTGCACATAGGTGTATTCGCCACCGGCATAGCAGCGAATCCAGTCCAGGTTCTTGCCCATCAGCATCTGCTGGTAGTAGCCAGCTGGCAGGTTGTGGACATTCTCGGCCTTGGGGTTGACCTTCCACCACTTGCCGCTGGCAAAGATGTGGTCGTTGGCTTCCGGCATGTCGGGCAGGTCTTCAACATCGACGGAAACCACACCGCCGGGCTGCTTGAAGAACTTCCAGGCGTACTCGCCGGTCATCTTCTCCTTCTCGGCCATGCGGTGCCACCAGTGGTCGTCGTCCATGGGGTTGGTATCCATCCAGATGCCGTGCCATGTGGCGCCGCCATCCCGCTTGGTGGGGTAGCGGCCAACCCGGTGAGTCAGTCCGTCGATCACAGCCTTGGGCAGCTCACGGGCCTCGTTCACCCAAGCCCCGGTCAGCTCCAGCGAAAGCAGCTTTCTGACATCCTTGGGCTGGTCAAGGGCCAGAAAGATGACCTCGCAGTCGATCCCAGCGGCGTTACCACGGGCAGGCAGCCGGATGTGGTGGGTGATGGGCGGTGTCCACAGCATGGGCCCAAAGGTGGCCTCTGGGAACAGGTCGAGCCAGGTCTTGATGGTGGTGGTCTTGAGCATGGGGTAGCTGTTTCGCACAATGGCCCAGCGGCTGTAGCGTATGTTGTCAATGGCAGAAGGCTTTTGCTGCACTGCCTTGATGAAGATCTTGGCCGCGCAGCCGTAGCTCTTGCCGGAGCCCACCGGGCCCATGATGCCTTGGACAAAGTTCTTGGACTGAATGAAGTCGTAGATGACCGGCGACTCGCTGAAGTCCAGGTTGAGCCCGGCAATCGGCACTGCTTTTTCTGATGTTTCTTTTGTCCTAGACATTTTGGCCTTTGTTGGTGTTGGGTGCTGTCTCTCCAGCAGTCAAGCATTTGCCACCCGCTTTTGGTGTACTTACCGGCCCATGAGGAAATCCGTGAAAAGCCTGTGGGTCGGCTGCAATCGGTAGTGTGCATGTGTGAATCGTAGCCAGGTCAGCGGTGCGCTTGCCGCAGCGTTGGCAGAAGTTGCGTTCCACCAAATGCTCATGAAACTGCTCCCACGCCACAGGCTCCTGCACTGGCTGCACTGGCAGGAATGGCTGTGCCAAGGCCGCACGCAAGCTGTCACGCTCAGCGATTAGCTCTGCGATCTTTTTGCAATAGCCAGCTACCGACTGGTCTGGCTGCACTGGCAGGGGTGGGGTGGTGTCCAGCGAATAGGTCTGCTCAAAGATGGCTCTGCCTATTGGGTATTCTTCGCCCGACACGCCCCGCATGATAAGGTCATCAGTTTTGACGGGGGTTATGCCTTCTCTGGTGCTTACATGTGCTTCGCCGGGGCGCTGCTTGCGCACATGCACAACAACGGGCAGCTTCATGCACGGTGTCCACTCATCCCCCGCAGGCTCCTGCACTGGCTGTGCCAAGGCTTCTAATGCAATCTCGACCGCATCAACACATCTTTGAATGACCTCTGAATGTTCAAACAGTGTGCCGTGTCCTAGCGCTGCTACTGGTTGTATAAGGTCAATAATTTGTTTCAGTGCTTCGTCTTTGCTCATGTCTGCTCCCTTGGTGCTACCACATTGATGTCAATCACAGACGGCTTGGTGTCGTCGTCAGGGCTGTCCAGCAAGCCACTTGCCTTGGCCAGCAGCCTCAAGACACCCACCTTGTCGTACAGCTCAATGTCCAGCGTAGAGTACACATTGCCATCCGAGTCCTTCTTGCTGTTGACCTTGATCGACTTGATCGCATGCAGCGCATGCTCCGGTATCAAGTGGCTGGCCTTGACCTTCACATTGCCCTGCTCATCCCACGACATGATGTCCGTCAGCTTGGTGTTGGCCATGGACAACAGCGCAAACGCCACAGCCTCCTTGTTGGCCACCAGTGTCGTGCTCCTGTCCAGCCTGCGCTGAACCGACCTGACCCCTCCCCAGTTCGTCAAGGGAGGGATCACGCCTGACTGCTTAGGTTTTGACATCACGGGCCTTCAGCATTTCGTCTGCATAGTAATAACAGATTGTTGCAATGCTCTGAGCGTGTTTGTAATCCACAACATCCCTTACCCACTTTGGGTCATACGGGCCAGCATTAGCCAACACACCCTGCAAGGCCTTGGCCGCAAAGTAGTCGCGCAGGGCCATGCCGTCACGCTGGGCAGTCGTCTTGGGAAACGCCTGGGAGTAATGTTTTCTTGAAACATATGCCATTGCATCACCTTAAAAAGGAATGTCGTCGTCAAGCTCAACCCTGGCAACCGGTGCCGCCTGAGCTGGCCCAGAGCCACCAGCCTGCTGCACCAAGCCGCCGATGTTCAGGCTGATCCACTTCTCGCCAGCCGTTGTCGTCTTCGTCCAACCACTGACCCAGTGCGTGCTGCCATCAGGCAACATGATCTTGCCAGTCAGGTTCGGATCCTTCTTGTCAGTCCTCATCTCCTTATTCCTGAACAAGCTGCCTTGGTTGGGTCTCATTTCGTATGCCATCTAAAGTACTCCTTGGGCTTATTGCCCGTTGCGTTGAAAAACTGGGGAAAATTTCAGGTAGGCCCCCGCTACGCTACCGTAGGGGGTGGGGGGCAAGGGGTCGCGTACCGTGCGCGGTGACGGGCGGGTGTCGCCTGGGCGCATGCTGGCGCGTATATGTACAGGCCGCTGGCTGCTGGGAGCTGGACACCCCTTGACCGGGCAGCCTTGTACA